ACTCCAACTCAAATTCGCCTGTATCGTCCATAACAAACTGCTCATTTTCTACGGTGATAATGGTGCCTTCAGGTACATTGGCAAGCGTTATATCGTTGCCGTTCCTCGCCGCATTAACAGTAAATATGTGCTTTGGTACTATCTCGCCGTTAACAACAATCTGGTTTTGGGGTGACGATTGCTGCATTACCCTACCAACTCCCTCTCTTACATCTGGAAGTTTTTTTGCGGAGCTTGATGCGGTTACTAAAATTTTACCGGTGCTTAATTCATATTCTGTATATTTAACGTTTGGCACTGTCTACTACCACTCTCATTGCAACTAAATGACTATTTCTATCGCTTTCCGCTTTGACTCTTATGTAGACGTTATCAGCATCGACGTTTCCAGCAAAAAGGACCATAGTTGTAAATTCAGGAACTCCAACATAGGTAGATTTAACGCCTAACCGTAACTGACTTTGTATTACGCTGTCATCAGCAGAGTCCAAAATTTCAGCAGTAAAGTTTATATCCCCGCCTCCCGGAGCAGTTGAAGTAAGTGATGACTGTATAATTACAGTAACTAACAAACTTCCGTTAGATTCTTTACCCCCGTGTGCGTGATCTGAGGAGTACAAAAAGCTTTCCTCCCCTCCTGCCACGCTTACTGAACTTGTCTCATAGTAGCTTTTTACTGTTATTGCGTTTCCTTTTATTTTGAGTGTATCAACTGATAGATCTTTGATGTATACACCGTCTACACCATCAGCATCCATAATCAAGTTGTTATCGTTGTCGTACAACTCCATGCCACGCGCAATAATTTCACCAGTATTCGTTAGCGCAAACTTGGCATTGCCCAGGGCGCGTGCATCAGTGTCGGTTTCTACGTTGTAATAAACGGCTTCGCCAAACCAGACCGCTATATAATCATCGGGCTCAATTGCAAGTGAATGATTGCCGTTCACCATCCAAAGTGCGTTACCGGTTATCTGTGCGCCTTTTAATTTCCAAGCGTCGAGTTCACCATTAACAATCACCTCACCTTCAAACGTTGCTTTAAATTGAACGGCAAGCGTTTGTAAAATTGCATCACCTATTACGGCGTCAGTAATAACAACGCGGCCATCGCGCACACCAAATACCGCTTCCCACTCGCCATCAACGGGATTGAATACGGCAAAGTTATCGGTTGATACCATAAACGTTGTGGTGCCATTATCATCGAGAAAACCAACGCCATGTTGAAGGTCGCCAACTTGGGCTTGTACTCCCCATTGGCTCTGATACGCGCCATCTACACTCACTGAAACCGCAGTAACTTGGGCTATACTGTATTCGTTACCCTCATACGTTACCGAGTATTTATCAACGGCTGTCGAGAACGCACCTTCATCATCGACCATTGCCTGAGTTACTTTACCTGCAAATGCCTCTGTCAACTTACCGCTTGAGTCTTGAACTGTTGCTTTGTATGTATCAAGCTCACTGGCAATAGCAGAGTCAGTTTGAGTTTTGGTGTACGCGTAGCTAGATAACTGAGAATTTGTGACGTAGTTAACAGATGCGGTTTCGGATTCATATGTGCTGATTGCAGATGCTATTGCATTGTCGGCTTCTGTTTTTGTATATCTTTGACTAGCGATTGTTGAAATATTTTGATTTACCACCTCAATCGCTGGCGCAACGGTAGAAGATTCAAAGGCACTTATTTCACTAGAGATTGCATTGTCGGTACCTGTCTTGGTGTAATAATTGGCAAGCAAGTTTGCCGATGAAGCATATTCACCATCAAGTGTATTGGCTTTAAATGTGGTAAGCGCATTGCTGATTGCACTATCAGTTTGTGTCTCAGTGTAATAATCACTCGCCAGTAACGCTGACGAAGCATATTCACCATCGAGCGTGCTTGCCTTAAAAGCAGTGAGAGCGCTACTTATCGCGCTGTTCGCTTGGGTTTCCGTATAGTAATCACTCGCCAGTAACGCTGACGAAGCATATTCACCATCGAGCGTGCTTGCCTTAAAAGCAGTGAGAGCGC